TATCAGTAGAATGCAACGCATCGAACGGCGGCACAGCAAGCCGGACGATAATGAAATCAAGTGGTTAGACATTTACTTGATGACATGCGGGAATAGCTCAGTTGGTAGAGCACGACCTTGCCAAGGTCGGGGTCGCGAGTTCGAGTCTCGTTTCCCGCTCCAGATTAAAGACATGCGCAACAGCGGGTGTCAGTTTGAAAAGTTTTACGGCGCGTTAGCAAAGCGGTTATGTAGCGGATTGCAAATCCGTCTAGTCCGGTTCGACTCCGGAACGCGCCTCCACTTTCTTCCCTGGCCGGATGGTGGAATCGGTAGACACAAGGGATTTAAAATCCCTCGGCGTTCGCGCTGTGTGGGTTCAAGTCCCACTCCGGCTACCATGGGAAAACTAGAATAAAATCAATGATAAGCAGTGTCGTATAAACCACCGAAAGGTGGTTTTTTTATGCCCGAAATCTGCTGTTTCATAATATCACTTCATAATATTTTATTGACCGCCGACAACCGGAACGACTGCAATTTTGCGATCATATCGTGCTGTTTGCTCCACGTTTTTGTGTCCTGAGATAGCCTGTTTCTCGTAAATGTTCCCCTGCAGGTCTGAGATACCTTTCGCTTTCAGGTCATGAAATGTGAAGTCAAAACTCAAATGGGGGTATTTAACCCGCGCTTCTTCTTTGGCTTTTCTCCATCGACTGTTGAAGCCATCCCTGGTGTATTTGTGCCCGGTGGATTGATGAAGAATAAACAGACTACTCATCCCTTCGTTGAGAGGGAGGGCTTTAGCAAGTTCAATTGCTGCCTTCAACCGGTCTGACCATGCTTTAATTTGTGCTACTGCTGTTTTGCTCTGCTTAATCAGTATTCCTTCAGTCATAAGTTGGCTTTTCTTCATCTCAAGTACATCGTTTTGACGTGCGCAGCACAGATAAGCCAGCTCCATTGCGACACGTACGACATCAGGCGAAACGCTGTATAAGGCGTTGTACTCTTCGTGCGTGATATAGCGATCCCTGCCAGTCTCTTTAAATTGCTTAACGCCTTTTGTGGGGTTGCTATTGGCATACCCGCGTTCGTAAGCCCAGCGATACACGCGCGACATAAAAGCCTTTTCCCGGTTGGCCTGGGTGCGACTCTTTACGCCACGCTTATCGAGGTATTTACGCACGTGCTCAGGCTTAATGCTGTCTGGTGGCATCTGCCCGAAAACATCGATTATCTTTTTGGAGTATTTGCGGTAATCCTTCTGTGTTTCAGAGGCCAGTTCGAAAAAATCTCCCGACTGGAAAAATTTTTCAACCAGTCCAGAAAGTGTTGATTCATCCGGCCTGTCATTAATCAGTGCTTCCCATGCTGTCCAGACCTGCGCCTGTGTGCAGGTCTTATCACAAAGGCGGATGTTTCCGCCTCCTTTTGGGTGATACTCATAGGCTGAACGTCCGAGGTAAACCCTCGGGGGCATCCAGGCATCGTCTTTGTTTTTACGTGCGCGTGGCATTAGTCAAGAGCTCCAAAGTTAGGCTGAGGACCGTTAGCATCAATAGCTTTCTGTCGGTGAGAAAGCGGATTGTTGAAATGAGCCCACGTTGTGCGAGGGCGTCCATCGCGCCTGGTTATAAAAAATATCCCGGCATCACGCAAGCTTTCGCATTGCTTTGAAGGAATTTTATAACCGGTCAACTTTTCAATATCGGCGTCAGAGATAATGTCTGTTTCGTTGTTCATACTTCCACCTCACACTGAACCAATCGCTTTCTGAACTACCCGATAACCCCGTTTCCGGGGCTTTCTCTTCGCTTCAACTCGCACTGCTGAAACCTTTGGCGCTGGAGGGATCGGTACTGAAACGCCATTACGCATATCTCTGCGTTTACCCATCCTCCATACCAGTTGGGCGGTATAGTCCCGGCCATCGTCAACGGTGACGACTGAGCGAACCAGTTCGTCGTTTATGTCAACCATTTCACCCATTTGCCGCCTCCTTGCTGAATCCCGCGCTGATTACGTTTTTAGCGATGATTACCGCATCAGCGCCGTCAAGCTCACCATCCTCACCGATAACTGCTTTCATCAGTTCATTCTGGAGAACGCTGTCATAATTGCGCGGCCAGAATTCCGTGGGCATATCGTAGGAGTTGCAGTAGAAGAACGTGTCAATAGTTATCTGAGCGGCTTCCTCGGCAGTCCGCTCAGGCTGGCGATAACCAGCCTCCCAGATAGCATCTGTCATTGCCGATGGATCACCGGCAGCAGATTTAATCAATTGAACCAACTCAAACAGATTCGATTCAGTCACCACACACCTCCATTTCCCTTTCCACAGACTCACAGCAGCGGCGAAAAACTTCAGCTGATACCTCATTTCTCAGGGCTCTGATGAGCAATTCATCCCGCGATTTTTGACGCTCAATATTTTTCTCTCGCTCCAGTTGACGCAGTACGGCCAGGCGGGAAGTAATGCGTTTCCGTGTGTTCTTCCACTTAACCAGAGCTACGTTTGCCCTGTGCCGCCAGCCATATTCGTTATCGATAACGTTTTCAAGTTGCGAGCTGATACTGGCAATGACATCTTCAGCCGTGACCAGAGCCTGCAGGTGGTCGCTTATGGTTACCAGTTGGTTAACATCAATGGATTCAGCTTTCATCCGTTCACCTTCCTGTCTGCCAATGTTTCAACGTAATCCCAACCACCACAGGCATTAACCATTTCTCCCAGTCTTGAAAAACAGGCATTCATCCAGCGCAGCCCGCGAGGTGTTAGTGATGGCACCGTTCCCCAGTCGATGAAGTCCGAATTGCTGCGATGCATATATTTGATAAGGTCCAGAATGTTGATGTAATGGGCCCGGCGTTTTTCCATATCCCAGCCTTTGTTTTCCAGATACGAATCGATGAATTCCTGTAATGCTGGCTGATTAAGCGAAATATCACCGTACTGGTGGCGATAAACCGGGCGGCGGTGCAGGCTGACCAGATAAAACAGATACGCATCGCATACCCATGTCAGAGCTTGCTGGTGGGCCAGCTCAACAGAGCCAGCCGGTACGAATGCGCTAATTTCCACTGCTGCTCTCCATGTCACGCTGGTTCCAGTCATGGATGGCTCGCTGTTTGCTGTCAGGCAACTGGGAAGCGTTGCAACAGCCACAGTTAACGAGGTACATATTTTCGTCACCATCTTCAGGCAGGGTTTCGACCAGGCTCACGTTTGGGTTGCCGCAGAAGGGACAGGGCTTGAGCAATCCGTCGCTGTTCATATTGTCTGTGGCTGGAGGATACGAATCAGGGACAACGGAGATCAGCACCAAGTTGGTTGCCTCTATACGGTCATCAACGATAGATTCAGTTGCAGCACAAATAGCACCTGACACATCAAAGGAGTTTGTTTTTACTGTAAGCGGATGGCGGCCACCGCAGGGGTAATCCCCCATAAATGTCACGATGTAGTCAACTTTCTGCATTATTTTTTCTCCCCGAAGAGTGATTTGAGTTCGATCCCATAAACAGCCAGCCATGCACCCGCAGGCCATGACTTCACGCTACCGTAGCGTTCGTCAGGAACGTTCTTGGCTTCAATGCCTTTATCTCGGCACCAGCGACGCAGTGGGGCGAATTTAAATTCACCTTTGCGACCTGTTGCCTTTTCTACTTTGGTAATGGTTGCGTGTTTTTCGCTTTCACCGAGTTGTTCTTCCAGATCTCGGCAGCGTCGTGTTGCGGCGCTGAGCTTTCCGAGAGCTGAGGCTTCGCGTTTGCGGCTAATCTGGGCTTTGGTTCTTTCGGCATGATCTGCGCGTTCTTTTTCTGCCAGTCGCCCCTCTTCGGACTCTATTGCCATTTTGAGGATTTCGAGCTTTGAAAGCTCAGTTGGGGCAGGCAGATAAGTTGCCTCCCTATAGCTGAAATAAAACTCAGTAAGATCGTTGAAGTAATTCCACGCCTGATCGGTTTCCAGCATCTTTGCGTGGTTAGCCGCTCCACGTTCCGTCCACAAAATCAGAGAGCGGGCATTCTTTCCAACTAACCCACTTAAAGAGGGTCTGTTCTTCAACCCCCGCAGCTCTTCACCCTCAACCTTGAAGTAGTGTTTACCTTCAACGAAGCGGGATTCGTTACGAGAATAGTTATTACTGATCATCTTCTCGGTCGCACCATATCCGGCCGCCAGCTGCTCAGTGGTCACTACGCGTTGACCGCGATACTCGATGATCTGCAAGTCGCGAGCCGCTACTGGTGCTAATTCAGTTTTCATTGCCATTTTCGTTTCTCCTTAATGCAAAATTGGTTTTACTGGAGGCTTTTCACCGGCACGCAACCGGCGCGCGACATCTAAAAAAATCCCATCCAGGAATTCGTTGAACCATGACGCTTCACCTGCTTGAACGCGCTGCTCATTTGCCCAGTAGAACTGGAACACGGCCATATAGCGCTCTGTTGGCTTGTGCAGGAGAAGGTCTTCTTCCACGTACTTGATTAGTACGTTCTCAATCAGCGCTCTTGTAAGGCCTAAGACTCTCTCTTCACTTCTGAACACATACTCACCCTCACGCAGCCCCCAGCGCTTTTCGCATTCAATCAGGTAGAGGAGGGCGACAGTTCCGCGCATGGACTCACAGATGATTTCAGCCCATTCATGCTGCTCGGCAGCACTAAGCTCGTGGTCTCCGCTGCGATTTTCATCCATCATCCATGCAGGGAAATTCATACCTGTCCTTTCGTGGATATCTTTCAGCCTGGCGACAAGCCGCTTGATGCTGTCGTTATTTTCTGCCATCAGTTAATTCCTCTGCTTACATGTTTCTGCTTCACGTAATCAACAACCTCGTTCAGAAGTTCGTCGATAATTAATTTCCCTGAATCTGTCAGATATTCGGTGTGTTTATTAATTCCTATTGCATTTTGATATGCGGTTTTGATAGTAGCGTCACCCTCATATCGGTTAAGCCCTCCGCGAGTTAATCCTTCAAACCGTAATAACAGCTGATTCATGAAATGCTCTTTTACTTCTACGGTTTCAATTTTGTTATCTGGCAGTTTTATAATGAGTAGGTTTCCACCAGTCTTACGTTTGAGTCGCGCCAATGCCGCGTTTGCAATTCTGCGTCGATAGGTGTTGATTAAATTATCCATTGCGGCGCGCCTCCTCCTCTAAGCTCATAACAATTTCCTCTTCTTTTTCTGTCCAGTTATGAATGTCAGAAGCAATGTCATAAACAAGAGCGCAAATCGTTTTAAGTTGAAAGTGGTCGAGATTGTCTCGATGTTCAAATAATGTTTGAGATAGGCCCGCCAGTTGCTCAGCTTTGATATTCACACACTGAATATCATGTCTTTTAAATACGCCCATAATTAACGTCCATATGCCTTTTTAAGATACAAGCGCGCAATTACCTCATAACCACTAGCGGCATAAAGGCATGCTGTTCTATATGCCGATTTATCAATGATGAAAGTCATACGAAGCGCCTCACGGCCAAAGAAGCGACCACCCGACCGTGAATTTTGATTTCTTTCTGTTCATCGGTGTTAAGGGTGAAAGTTTCGTAATGATGGTTATCAGAGATGATTTTTAATGAGCCATCAGCTAATGGCTCAATTCTCTTAATGAAAAGGCATGGGCGACCAAAAGCATCCATTGTGTAAACATAAATGCCAGAGGTAAGCGCATGTCCACCGCAATCAACGAAAGCCACAACCTCACATGGTTCGATGGTCGGCTGCATTGAATCACCTTCCATCCGGCAGCTTTGAACGCGGTTGCCAAAGTCATTAATGTTGTCAGATCCGAACAGCATCTGAGGCGTTTTAATTGGCTTATTAATTGCGACGGAATTTTGCATTTTCATTTCCTCAGGGTGAGTTTGGCCCCACCAAGAAAGGTGTTAATTAAATAATGTTAATTAATTTTAAATCTTGTCGGCTTGCTTGCAGATGGTTTCTTGCAAGTCGTCTAATTTTTCATAAACGATAGTTAGCGTACCGATAGCCGACAATTCCTGAGGCATACAATCCATAGCGTTGGATAAAGCCATTCTGCAATTGCCAATATCCGCAGACCATGAATTAAGTTGATTGGAAGTTATAATGCTTGTTGGCTCTGTAAATTCACCACACTGCTCGTTTCCTGAAATGAGCCACAGAACATCAGAATGAAGAATGTTAGCCAATTGGATTAACTGGTCAGCAAACGGAACAGTTTTTTCCGTTTCCCAGTTGTTAATGGTTTCAGTTGTTAAACCAAGATGATCAGCCAAAAAATCCTGAGACAGTCGAAGCGAAGATCTTTGATTTAATATTCTTTTGCCGATGGTTTTGGCTACGGTGATTTGAGTATTCATTTCATTGGCTCCGTTGTTTGCCGATGAATGAACTTTAAGTCATGCAATAACTTATTGCAATAACAAAACTTATTTTTCTTTTGCGATTTAGTTTAATGCATTGATTTTTTTGATTAAATTTTGTTATTAAACTGCATGCTTACAGCTACAGACAAAGAAAAAGCCGCTTTTAAGCGGCTTCAAAAGGTGGGGTGTTGAAGGTTAGAGCCTATTGTAATTGATTGATTCATGCATTATGGCTTTACCCATCACGTAAAGGTCATCTTGGTTTTCTTCCGTGATATACCATTTCTCATATGCCGGATTATCCGATAAGACTGCCAGCCTGTTTCCCTGCATCTGGAGACGTTTTAGGTGAAATGTTTTACCAAAAACAAACACATACACACCATCCGTTAGAAAGTGTCGGACGGAAATGTCTACGAAGACACGATCACCGGAATTGAACGTGCTGGCCATGCTGTCGCCATTGACGGTCATTACTTTTACGACATCTTCACTACGATTCCCGAAGAGGGATTTTGCATGTTGAGTCGTGAACTCAATAGCGTGTAAAACCTCCACATATTCTGAAAGCATGAACGTGCCAGGCCCTGCACTCACTGAAAGGTCAAGAACCTCGACCCTGAATATGCCAGCGTTATCCTTTACCTCCCTTTCGGGCATGGTCTCTATCACATAGCCCTGTCTATGAGGCACATGATTTTTTCCAGTTGATAGCCACTCAGGGCTCACACCCAGCGCATTAGCAATCTCAACCAACTTACGTGTTGTGTTGGTTTTTCCTGCAACAAGACGCCAGATAGCTGGTTGCGAAACCCCAACTTTCATCGCTAATTCTGCCTGTGTAAGGCCTGCGTCAACCATCGCTTTTTGAAGACGATCTGAGAATGTGTTCATACCAATAAGCCTATACAAAAAGTTATTAAGTGGCAAATACGATAAGTTATTGCATAAAGTTATTCAAGGCTATACTCTTTCCCTATGTTCAATAACTTTTGGTATTTTTATGATCAATCAACATGTCAAGAGAGCTATCGATATTCTCGGCGGCCAAGCTGCATTAGCAAGGGCGTGCGGGGTTACTCAACCGGCTGTATTTCGCTGGCTTAATGGTAGCCGGGTTAAGGCTGATCATGTCATGTCCATTGTTAAAGCTACTGGTGGCGAAGTTAAAGCCTACCAGATCCGCCCAGACCTTCCAGATACATTCCCTCACCCGGGCAATGAGGTGTGATATGTCGCACTCAATCACTACCGAAAACCAAATTAAGCCATTGGATATCGATTATCGCGATCCGCGCGGTGTGATTGTGCATGTCACCGGCTGGAATCGGGATAAGCAGCAGGTGTATTTCACCAGGCAGAATTATCCGCATGAATGCATGCAGCCT